TTAAGCTCTAATGCACTTACATCCTCTTGAGTTAATGTTTCAATAAGATCTGCATACTCATTATCCTCTTCTACAATGTAGTCTGTTTTATCTATAATACCTTTAGCAAGCTTATAGTTCTTTAAGAAACGACGTGCATTTCTACGCACTACGCGCAAGCCTTGCCATTCTAGCCAGTCTAGGTTCCAGTTAGCCCAGTCTTTGTCTTTTTTATCTTTAGGTAAAAACTGGATAGGCTGATTAAGAGTACCCATCTTGTTGTACTCAACCTTGGCCCCGGCCTTTACCTGCATGGCATTGTATATTTCCATAACTTATCTTAAGTTTTTAAATGCTTGTCTTGGTATTTTCATACCACTAAAAGTATGGCCCCCATTGCCAATGTGACGAAAAGGGCTCTTATTTAATTTACTGAATTTATTAGAGTTATCCAAGTTTTTTGCCGCTCCAGTTTCCTCATAGCGTTTTTTATAACCCCTATTTGCTTGCTGTACTTTAGCAAAAGCTATAAGCGCAGCAAATGAAACTAACCTATCAACGTTTACACCATCTCTATAAGCCATCATCTCTTTCATCAGCATGATGTCTGGAATACGTTCTACACCGTAGGTTGTTTTAACTACTTTACCATCATCTGCAGTTTCTTGATGCAATTCTTCTCTTAAGAACTCAATTGCATAACTTATCATATGACTTTTAAATAAAGTACCAGTATTACGCCAACCATATTCTTGGAATACATTAGCATTTGCACCTATATCTTTTAAAAATAAAATCTGAGATCTAGGTACTAAATATCTTTGTTTTTTGCGATGAATCATATGTTGGATAAATAAACTAATGTTATTTTCCACAATAGTCCATGCATTATACCACTCAACAATCATCTCTAGACGCTCGTGAGTTTTAGCTATATCATCAAAGCGGCCGCACCAGGCAGCTACTATTTTATCATGCTCAATAAAAGTTTCAACCTTTTCTCCATCATTACGAGTTACTTCAACCGGAGCTTTGTACACATAAATAGAACACAATGATTCTGAGGTAGTTGTCTTACCTTCACCCACGGGGTCAATACTTGCATAGTACATCCCAAACTCAGGATCTTTAACAGGCTTTTCCCATACTACTAATGTACCCGTTTTATCCTCAGTATTTTTAGTTATTGGAAATTCTGATATAGGTAGCTTATTAGTTTCTCTAGTAGCTATCTGACCCTTGTCATCCCTATATATATCTAAAAATTCATAAGCATACATTTTCTCTTCAATACGCCTTGTTTGTGCAGTAATAAGGTGACTAGGAAATACCGATACAGTTCTAAAGTCAAATGCTTCTTTGATATTTCTAGGGTGCTGGGAAATACGTAGCTGATACTCTTGCGGATCTAATTCACGCTTCCACTCAGCAAATTGTTCATCTAATGCCTTAAGTGCATCTTCTACTTTAGAATTACCAAACTCATCTATATATGGTGGCATTGACCACTGCTCAGGAATAAATAATCCAGTTCTACCTATTTGCCCGGTCTCATCTATTAGGTTAGACTCAACACTATAGATATCATTTGCATCCGGACGTGTAATCATTTTTTTAAGTGGCTCACATTGAGATAAATCCCCTACTGATCCTGCTGCTACAAACATACCTGTAGTCATAAACCCAGACTTCATTGCAGGACGGATATATTCAAATGTTGTATCCATCTTAGGAGCAATACCAGCTTCCTCATGGAAGAAGTACTTACACGGTCCCCCTACCCCATTAGTAGGATCTTTCTCAAATGACATCCCTTGCATTACACCCTTAAGACCTACTTCTGATTTACGCTTATTAAGCGGATCTACAATTTCAATCTTCTGCTGCCACATCATAACCTTGTTAGGGTTCATTGGGCGGTACCATGCAGTGTGTTTATTTAAGAAAGCCTCATATTCATTTAAGAATTTCCAAGTACCTTTCTCATTAATATAATCTTTAAGACTAGCTCCCATTTTAAGAGTAATCCCTTCTTCAAACCATATCTGGTTAATTAGTTTACCAGCATGAAAGTAACTAGATGCAATCTGACGTTTCTTTAATATAGCTGCATGTTTATAGTTTAGTTCTGCTAATGCTTCATATAAAGCCATGTGATACTGAGCATCACGTACATCAGCAAATCCAAACTTTTGTGTTTCTTTATTAAATATCGGTAGGAAGTTTAGCCACATGTAGTAATCACGTGGTATATACCAGCTATTACCATTGTTTTTATATATTACTCCGGTTCTACATTTATTCTTTTGGTCATTCCAATAAACAATAAAATCTTTAGTTCCTTGAGGAGCTTTACAATAAAATCCTATATCATTAAATATTCTAGCCTGCTCATTAAACATTCTAGAAGTTTCATCAAACTGATATTGCCCAGGCTCTTTAAATATACTAGATAGGAACTCCTTAAAGTCATCACGAGTAGGGAAAGTAGTTACTGACCACTCTCCATTCTCATATGTAGGAATTTCTATGTTAGTGCTTTGGAGCATGTTTCTTTTTTAAACTATGTAGTAAATCTTTTAATTCTTTAAAGCCTCTAGGTTTAATCTGACCATTAAGATATGCTTCCACATCTTCTCTACGTATAGCATACCATTTCTCGGTATATATGTTATAGTGTAGCATGAAGTCATATAGGTAATCACATTTGGTCATATGCGAGCCCCGCCCCGCCTCGAGCACGGCCCGCCTGCTCTTCCTGGAGGTCTTTGTACGCGCCTTTGTAGGCTTCGCGGATTTGCTGGAATTTTGCTGCTGTGTTTGTAAGCGCTGTGATGTTACCGTCTCTTCCATCTGTTATACTTGTTGTGGCCATATAGTTTGCTAAACGGTCAAGCATTTGCTTAATACCATTATATGCTCTCATGGTCGGGGTTTCATATAATTTTTTGCAGAGATCTAATGCACCTGGAATACCATCATCCTCAGGACTAAACTCCGCACTTATTTCTGCTAATATAATCTCTTCTTTGTCATCTTCAGCAAGATTAAAAAAAGGATTTAGATCTGGATTAGGACATGTCATATAAAACAAGTATTGATATATCTTAAGGTGATCCTCAGGATAATCATCCATAATCTTTTTTAAGGTTGTAATAGTGTAGCAATGCTCAGTAGGAACAATAACCTTATTTTGTATATCAAATAACTTGACTATCATCTTTATTTAAATTATAGTAAAAACTATCCGTATCTTCTGTAATCCACCTATTAGATACACTTTCTACGGATGGCAAAGATGTATCTACTTTAATTTGCTTAGGCTCTATTGGAAATTCTTTTGTTACCCAATTTGAATCTCTCCAAAATATTCTATTATTAGGTTGACATAATAAATAACCATCATCTGCTACAAGTATATGTCCGCATTTATAATCACTTGGTTCATCAGAATAGGGATTATCATACCAGTCTACTGTAAACATATATGTAGCCCATATAAAGCTTTTATCTTTAAGAATTACTTGGCATTTTTTTTCTTTAAGATGCAAATATGAAGTAACTGTTACATTTTCAGAAAAGCAATCCCATAGTTGCTTCATATGAAAAGGTATATCGTTTTCTGGTTCTTTAATGTATATTTCCGATAACGGTACTCGAGATCTAAGCATTCCGTAATCAGTCATTATATGAAACGTAAGAATTTTAGTTGTAATAGACTGAATACCAAAGGCATAAGCCTGATGATATGTATTATCATCTTCAGCATTTTTAGTAAAGTAAGATGCTTTAACTAAACACTTAAAAGATGGTATGTTTTCATTAAGCTTTGCCATTATCTCTTAGCTTATTTATAATATTTATAACTTCTGTTTTTAGATATGGTACTTCATATTGTACTATTTTATCTACTACAGGCTCACCAAACTGGTCATATAACACAACACGATTATCATAAGCATCTTTACCAGCTTCTTTAAAAAGTATATGCTCAATAATCATCTTACCCGGTTTTAATCTTGGGTTATGTTTTATAATCATATACATATAAAAGCTTAGTTGCAATGAATAGTGGTTAAGATTACAATCATCCAAATGATTGACTGGATCAAGCATTTTATCAGTAATTCCTTCCCAGTTAGTGTAACCGGTGCTCTTAATTTCTTTATTTGTTTTAT